TGCTCTTTCTCGTTCGTACGGCCTCCGAGATGACGGAGGGCCCCAGGAAAGTGCCTGGCGGTCACCAGTGCACCCCCAGCCCCTCCCGGGCCGGGAGACAGAGTCTCAGAGGGCTCTCGGGTGAGGAGGATCCTGGCTCCCACCCGGGCTCTGCTGGGCCTAGAAGGTCGAAGTGAGATCGACGTCGAGGCGTTGAGCTGACGGGATGAGGTAGCCTGGCCCGCACCGGCGTGCAGGTTGGTGAGCCCCGCAGGAGTGCGGTCGGGTCGCGAGCCCGCTCACCGCCACCAGCCACTCACTGGTGCCCGGTTCGAATCCGGGGCGTCGGCCAACTTGAACGGGAGGGACTGAGATGGCGGATCCGAAGCACCCGAGCACTCGGGCACGTCGCAACAAGACGAGCACCAACGCGGTGCTGACCGCCGAGCACGACGTCAAGGCCCCGCCCCTGCCGCGTGGCGTGGACTGGCACCCGATGACCCGCTCGTGGTGGAAGGACATCTGGGCCTCGCCCATGGCCCCCGAGTTCGTGCAGGCGGACAACCACGGGCTGTTCGCCCTGGCCCTGCTCACCAACGACTTCTGGCTCGCCGAGACGCCCAGCGCCCGCTCGTCCCTGGCTGCGGAGATCCGGCTCCAGGGCCAGCGGTACGGCCTGTCCCCCATCGACCGTCGTCGGCTGCAGTGGGAGATCGAGAAGACCGAGGACGCCATCGCCCGGGGGTCCCAGCGCAAGCCTGCGCCGCAGCCCCGGCCGCAGGGAGCCGACCCGCGACAGGCCGCGCTCCGCGTCGTGCAGTGACCACCGACCACAAGTGCTCGTTCGACGAGGTGCTGGTCGGACCGGGCGACAGCTTCGGCAACCTCAAGCCGGGCGTCAAGGTGCTGGTGCCCTGCGAGTGCGGGGAGACCCCGCTCGACGAGCTCGAGTTCACCCAGTTCCGCAACGAGGAGATGAACGCTGCCCTGCTCGCGGTTGAGCCGCAGCGCCCGCTCTACCACTGGGCCCCGGCTGACCGCCGAGGTCAGATCAAGCGCCTGGGCCTCGTGCCGGGCAAGCGGCTGACCACCAGCTCCGAGGGCGTCAACCCGGCCGTGTGCTTCGCCGACTCGCCGTCCTGGGCCTGGGCTCTGACGCTCAACGGCCGGGGCTACGACGGCGAGTGGGACCTCTGGCAGACCTGGCAGCACCTCATCACCGACCCGCTCGTCCTGGCCTCGCCCGACCGGCCGTCGGGCATCTACGAGGTCCGCACCGAGCACCGGCTGTTCAAGCGCGACCTCTGGTACGTGGGGAGCCGGTCGAAGTGAGCATCCTCGTAGTCCCCGAGCTGGACGAGGTGCCCTGGCCGACCCTGGGCCCGGCCATCTGCGACCTCATCGAGGAGCGGTGCGTGTTCGGGCCGGGCTCGCTCAAGGGCCTGCCCGCCAAGCTCGACGACGAGAAGCGTGCCGCCATCTGGCGCATGTACGAGGTGTTCCCGCAGGGGCACCCCCTGGCCGGGCGTCGCCGGTTCAAGCGCGTGGGCGTGAGCTGGCGCAAGGGCACGGCCAAGACCGAGTGGGCTGCCTGGATCGCCTTCTGCGAGCTGCACCCGGACGGGCCGGTTCGCTTCGACGGCTGGGACGCCTACGGCCAGCCCGTGGGCCGACCGGTGCGCGACCCGTACATCCCCATGGTGGCCTACACCGAGGAGCAGACGGAGGAGCTGGCCTACGGCGCGCTCTACACCGTCTGCACCGAGGGCCCCGACGCGGACCTCTTCGACTCTGGGCTGGACCGCATCATCCGCCTGGGCCCCCGGGGCGAGGCGGACGGCCGGGCCGTGGCCCTGGCCGGAAGCCCCAACGCCAACGACGGTGCGCGCACGACCTTCCAGCACTTCGACGAGACCCACCGCATGTCCCTGCCCCGCCTGGTGCAGGCTCACGAGACCATGCTCGGCAACATCCCCAAGCGCCCCCTGGACGACCCGTGGTCGCTGGAGACGACGACCGCAGGTGAGCCCGGAGCCGGTTCCGTGGCGGAGAAGACCCACCGCGAGGCGGAGTCCATCGCCAAGGGTGACATCGAGGACCCGGACCTCTACTACATGCACCGGGAGGCGAGCCAGGGGCACAACCTGGGCACGCTCGAGGGGCGCATCGCGGCGGTGGCCGAGGCCACGGGCCCAGTGGGCGAGTACGGGCCGGGCCAGTTCCGTGACATCGCCAAGCAGTGGGACCGGCCGGGCGCGGACAAGAACTACCTCGAGCGGGTGTGGCTCAACCGGTGGGTGCGTGCCGGTTCCCAGGCGTTCGACGTGCCCAAGTTCATCACCCTGGGCCCCAAGGCCGACGACGTCAAGGCCCGTGCTCGGTTCACCATCCCGCCGGGCAACCTCATCACGGCAGGCTTCGACGGGGCCCGCTTCCGGGACGCCACCGCCATCGTCCTGACCGACGTCCAGTCTGGGCTCCAGAACCTCTGGCAGCTGTGGGAGCGACCCGAGGTCTGGGACGAGGACGAGCTGGGGGCCTGGGAGATCGACGAGGCCGAGGTGACCGCGTCCGTCGAGGAGATGATGACGCGGTACAAGGTCTGGAAGATGTACTGCGACCCGCCCCACTGGACCGAGACGGTAGGCTCCTGGGAGTCCAAGTGGCCCGACCGAGTTGAGGAGTGGTGGACGAACCGGAACCGGCCCATGGCCGAGGCCATCCGCGCCTACGTGGAGGCCATCGACTCGGGCCAGGTGACGCACGACGGGGACCCTGAACTGCTCCGCCACATCGCCAACGCTGGGCGCAAGGACGTGAAGATCGTGGACGACGCAGGTCGGCCGCTCTTCATCCTGAACAAGCAGCGGCTCGACCGCAAGTTCGACGCAGCCATGGCTGCGGTGCTGTCGTGGAAGGCCAGGCTCGACGCGCTCCGCAAGGGCGCTGAACTCCCCGACGACTTCGTTCCACGACGCATCCGCTAGGAGGGCACCAAGTGCCGATCAACACTGAGGTCCAGGGCTCGCCGGGCTGGTGGATCAAGCGCCTGTCGCGCAAGCTCAACGGGCGGCTCGGTCGGCTCGAGCTGCTCCACTCCCACTACCGTGGGGACCCGCCCCTGCCCCGGGCGTACCAGGGGCAGAAGGAGATGTTCGACCGGTTCGTCAAGAACAGCCGGATCAACTACGCCAAGCTGATCGCCGAGGCCCCGCGCCACCGCATGATCTGCACCGGCATGACCTCGACCGACGAGACGGCCGACGCGCTGCTCAAGGAGTGGTGGGTCAAGAACGGCATGCCCGTCGAGACGGCCGAGGTCCACCGCTCCATGTTCTCCATGGGCGACGGCTACGCGCTGATCGGCTGGGACGAGGACGACGACGTCCCCACCGTCACCTCGGAGGACCCGCGTCAGTGCATCACCGAGCACGACCCGGTGCGGCAGCGGCGTCGCCTGGCCGGGCTCAAGATCTACCACGACGACATCCTCGACGAGGACATCGCGGTGCTGTGGCTGCCGGGTCGTCGGTACACCGCGTTCAAGCGGACCAAGGGCACCTCCAAGGCCATCCGGTTCAACGCCGGGGCCTGGGACTGGGCTGAGGGAGAGGGCGGCGAGGACGGCGTCTTCATGCCGGGCAACCTCGTGCCCCTGGTCCGCTTCCGCAACGAGCGTGGCGTGGCTGAGTTCGAGGAGCACCTGGGCCACCTCGACCGGATCAACGACGACCTGCTCAACCGCATGACGATCAGCACGCTGCAGGCGTACCGGCAGCGTGCCGTCAAGGGCGTGCCCACCAAGTACCCGGCCGGGCACGAGAAGGCCGGGCAGGACATCGACTACGCCGAGATCTTCCCGGCCGACCCGGGTGCCATGTGGCTGCTGCCGGCAACGGCCGAGCTGTGGGAGTCCCAGGCCATCGACATGACGCCGCTCATCTCGGCGTCCAAGTACGACGCCCAGCAGCTGGCCGCTGTCACCTTCACGCCCCTGCACTACTTCGCCCCCGACGCAGCCCAGGGCTCGGCGGAGGGCGTGACGGCCATGCGTGAGAACCTCGTGTTTAAGGTCAAGGACCGGATCGAGCGGGCCTCCGACGGCTGGTCCGAGGTGGCCCACATCCAGCTCGCCTTCTGGTACAACGAGCAGGGGCTCGACGTCGTCGGCGACGACTTCGACCTCGACGAGGTCGACATCCCCGTGGCCAAGTCGGAGTGGATGCCGCCCGAGCGTCACTCCCTGGCCGAGCGGTTCGACGCCAACATCAAGGCCAAGGCCGGTGACGTGCCCTGGCGGACCCGCATGATCAAGGTCCTCCAGTTCAGCCCGGACGAGGTCGACGACATGGCGGCCGAGCGGATGGACGACGCGGTCCTGTTCCCCGAGCTCACGGCGGCAGCCGCCACTGACCCGGGCGCTCCGGCCTCTGAGGCTCCCGCTCCCGAGCCCGCAGCGGTCGGCTGATGGCTTCGTACACCCAGCTGGTCGACGCGCATGCGAACGCCAGGGACCGCCTCGACGCCCAGGCGGTCAAGGCGGTCCGCACGGCCCTGCTCGGCTTCGACGGGTGGTACTCCGACGCCAAGGTCCGCGACATGGCGGCTCAGCTCGTCAAGCAGATCGAGGCGACGCAGCGCCAGACGGCCAACCTGACCAACGCCTACCTCCAGCGGGTGGCGCAGGCGGTCATCGGCAAGGCGACGGGCGCGGTCCCCATCGTGTCCGTCGCCGATCTGCGGGAGGGCACCGATCACGTCTCGGTGTACGAGCGCCTGGGGGCCACGTACCGCTACGCAGCCTCGACGGGCGCAAGCCCGTCCGAGGCGCTGGCGACCACTCTGGCCCGTGGCGCAGCCATGGGCCAGATGGACAACCTGCTCGCGCTACGTGGACAGACTCGGCAGTTCATGAGGTCGTCCGGGCGGATCACCGGGTACCGCCGCATCGTCCGGCCGGAGCTGTCTCGCTCTGGGTCCTGCGGCCTGTGCGCCGTCGCCTCGGATCAGGTGTACCACACCGACGACCTCATGCCGATCCACGAGCA